TAAAATGTTCAAATTTAGTTAATATTCCTGTCGGGGGTAGATTGTTTGCTGTCTTTATGTGAAATATCATATTGTGCACCAGATTACTACTAGAATGGGAACCGAACCGCTTAATCACATTGTCGATGTCTATTTTCATATAGTCTGCCCGATTATTAATGCTTAAATTAGTCATATCAAAATTATATTGTTCATCGCTTAGCGAATGAAGTTTGTGGACGATGTATGAATAGGTGTTCATTTTGTTTGATTGTTGATGCAAATGTAAGATACAAACCGTAATCAATTTTCTAACTGGAATGTCGTATAAATGTTGTAAACCTTTCTATTTTACAAAATTTTTAATGGGTGTCACAATCGATTTCTTCCAGTGCTTTATTGCAACAAATTGCAATGTCGCTCATAAAAATGCATAATTTTGACAATGATACACAGCAACACTCAATTCCATTTAATGAGATACACCAAGAATATGCACAGCATTTAGCGGCAACGTGAACGTTTTCTTTTTTTGTTACACAGCAGGTTTTAACCGGAACTTCATCACGAACCATGGGCGTAATCTCTTCTGGTTTAGTGGGTTCCACAACCGGTTCTTTGACCGGTTCCTTTAAAGGTTCTTTGAGTTCTTCTTTGTCGGACATGTATATATTTTCTAAATATATTTTTTGGTAACTACTCTAATAATTGCCTATGATTTCACGTAAGTTGTAAATACGTATGATATAACGTATTTACAATATAAATATTATTAATCGGCCTTCTTCTTTGCGTCTGCCAACACCTCGTCACGCAACTTGGTAGATTCAACTACGACTGCGTCTCGGCTATCAAAATCAACCGTTTCCTTTACACCAATTAAATTTCCTTCCGCATCCATCGTTTGCGTGAGGACGTTTCCACTTTTGTTTGCCTTTTCGATGTTCTCCATAATGGCCTTTTTCTTTGTTTCACGAACACGTTCTTCGAACTCCTTCTTTGCCATCTCCTCGTTCTTTAGTTTTTCCTTATGCAGTGCATTCAGCTCCTCCTCCATATGCTCAACACGGCCAGTTTTGTATGCATCGGGATCCCAAGGCACCCAAACACCAACGGGGCCAACATAAATGTCGTGGTTCGGGTCGTGCTCGCGCATCTTTTTGCATCTCTCCTCTGCCTCGTCCTGAGTAGAGTACACACCTCTGATTTTAAGACCACGCACAGAAGTTTGGAAAGCGTGTTCGCGGTTAAAAGCTTCATTTAGCTTATCTTCTTGTTTATCTAAGAAATTTTTATAATCATCCTCAATTCCACTCTTCTTCAATTTATCAGTCTCTTCCTTGACAAACTCATTGAAATCATTAATCAAGGTCTCAACCTTCAAATTATACTTGTATGCAATGAAATGAATAAACTCAAAGTATCGTTCCATTGATTTAGAGAATTCCCAGTTCTTAATAAACTGATTGAACAAGTAAACCTCGCGTTTCTTTAAAATCTTGTCAGGAGAGACAAATGACATACACGCGAACTTTTGTCCAGCGATCGGAGGATCCTCATCGCACAAGTCCACGTATTTAGTGTTTTTGGTTCCGTCGGAGTTTAGCTTCTTTTCAAAACTAGACATTTAGCAGTATAAGTGTTATATAGATCTTTATTTAAGTGTTTTCTGCAAAATATAATTTACGGGATAGCACTCTTGCATAATTATTTAGCATATAATTAATTGTCGCGGCTCCTTTTTTTTTGTTCCAATATAATATAACAATCACAATGCTTGATTTGAACGATTTAGTGAAACGTGCGATAAAGTACCTTATCGAGGGTTTAGTCGTGGCTCTTGCTGCATTTGCCATCCCCAAGAAGCAACTTAACGTTGAGGAGATAGTCATTATCGCCCTCACTGCTGCTGCCACTTTCAGCATCCTGGATGTGTTTATTCCTTCTATGGGAGTGAATGCCCGCGGTGGTGCCGGATTTGGTATCGGTGCCAACCTGGTGGGTGGATTGAAGATGGTGGCTTAAATCTAGCAGTTTAGCACCTTATTTATTTGATTATAATTCTAGTGATGGTAATCAAATTCCGGTTTGTTGATAATAGCAACTATGACTATTTATGCATCATAGTATGGGTTGTCGTGAATTTTCATTCCACAATACTCCTGTGGTTTCTTTTTATAATCAATCGGGTCGTGTATTCCCGCTTCTTTGGCATTATCCAATAAAAACTTAAAATTCGCCCAAAATTCACTCTTGTGTCCGATTGACGCGGTCATTATATGTGACAATTCGTGAATGGCGACGAATGTGAGAGTATTTTCGTCTATCAGATTGTTGTTGTCATTTTTCTGTTGATTTAAACAAAATGCCACCTTTTCCCCCTTGTTCTCACTATATGCAGTATAACTACTCGTCGGCAATGTCTCCATTACATTGTCCGGATTAAATCCCGATACCAATCGCTTCACATCATCTCTGTCCTTATGATGTTCTTTCATATATGCTACAAGCGATTTGCACTTGCCAGTTACAGTTGCCAATAAATCCGCTGCTTCGGCGATGTGTTTGCGCTCACGTACGCAATATTTATTGCCATCCACGGTTGATACTATACATTTCAACTGAAAACTTTCCGCGTTATCGTAGTATGTATAACCACATATTGCGAGAACCAATATGATTATAACATATCCTAAAATATCTTCTTTTTCCATCTGTTGTCTTCTTATATAATATTCGTGATTTATTTATTACGAATATTATAAGCGTCACATTGTGGCTACATTTGTAAACAATGTAATCAATGCTTAACGACCCAATTCAAGGGGCACGCGAGCCATATCAGCCTCAATGGTGCTTTGGTTCCAAGGTCCAACGTCCGCCTTTGCAATAATAGGATCGGAACGTAATTGGAGATTGGCATTGCGCAGAGACTGTCCAATGGTATCTAAACCAATGTGGTAACCAGCTTGAAGCAGGTCAGGCATCATCACATCACCACCCTTCATCGTGGAGGGGTTGAGTTCAGCCCACTGGCTGTTTCCGTCGGCAGGCAGCAACTCGCTGGGGTTAGCAACGGGTTGAAGGGCATAACCAGCACCAGCAGCCTGTGCAGGAGCTGCGGCGGCGGCAGGGGCAGCAGCACCCTCCTCAGCAGGCTTACCTCCTTCCATATTGTCCATAAATCTGACCTTCTCGCCAGAATAGCTTAATAAACCCCAAACCAACACAATAAATATTATAACCACGAGAACAAACTCCTTGGTGAAGAACTTTGCAAGACCGCTTTGAATTTCCTTAAACATTTTCGTTTATATAAACGGCTGACAAAATTTTTTACATCAAAATGTATTAAATGTACTAAATATATCTATGCCGGTTTACTTTATTCGGCGTATTCATTTTCATCATCATTCTCTAAATCACTTTCTATGTCACTTTCATCGCTATCGTCAATATCATCCAACATATATTTATTTTTGATGTTTTTTGCTTCTAAATAAGAAGCCAACGCCAGTTCTCGTGCATACTTTGCCTTTCGTCTAGCTTCTCTGTACATTTCATAATATACATCATTTCGGTTCTTTAAAGTAATCTGATCATTCTCTGGCAATTCATCTAAATCAAATACTATTTCTTGCATTTCGTCTGATCCGACAAATTCTATTTTGTCCTCTTGCTTGGGAGGTTCTATGACACTGGGCTCCGGTTGGGAAACAGGTACACCCACAGGATTGTTTTCATCTGTTTTTACAAATATTCCTAAATCAGGAGATGTTTCGATCCGTTCTTGCTCCTCTAAGGGCGTCACCTGTGTTTTTTCTGTAACAATATCTTCTGATTTACTTGTTAATACTGTTGGTTCTCGGATTTCTGGGGTTTTGACTAGACCAACGCTGGTATTTGCCGATTGCTTAAATATGCATTTGTCAAATAAATTCGTCGGTTTTAGTACCATTGCTTGTTTTATTTCCATATCAATTTGGAAACTGCGAGCTGAGCATCGAATACCTTGCACCTCAATAATTGACATTAACTGCGCAGTGCTTGTTATGGCGCTATATTCTACCTCTTCGCCATCTTCATTGTATATTTTTAGTTTGGGCTTATCTAATATCGTCTGTATATTTGCGCGGATTGTATAATATTTACCGGATTTGTATAATTTAATCGGTGAAGTGAAGTAGTTCTCAATATCGTGTAATTCCATTTCATTATCAAACCACTTTGCTCTGTTTTCATATATGTATTTGTGACAGTGTAGTTCTAGGTTCTCCATCCATCTAATAAAATGTTCATTCTCATTTGTAAACATTAAATCGCAGTAATGTTTCTTGCCTACCTTCACTATGCCCTGTTTGCTAATACACGCGGGTGGTTGTACATATAGTTGATTGCCGTTTTTTACTAAGAATTTGATGAAATGATTGCCGCCTTGCACTGGGATAGGTTTCGTCAATTCCATTTTGCTAAAATCAAATGCGTCAAACTCGTCATTCGTACTGTATATGTTCTCCATTATTATAGATAATAAGTAGGTCTCTTTATTATTATTTGTCGGCAAAACATTCGTTTAGTCAGATACGTTTGTTTCTTTCGGTTTAGTAATTACGTGATAAGAATGTTTGTAAAGCGCAAGATGGATGGTTATGCGGGATTTTTGCAAAATGAAAATATTAAGAATAACATTAACGAAATACTTAAATTGATCAGTGAGACAATCTACAATGAAATCAATGTGTATATTTGGATTATTTGTTTCTACAACATATTCTTAGCATTAATTATTTTAGCGAACTTGTATTTGATGTTGAGACTATTCAACAAACTATCTAATGTTACGTATTTAGAAAAATAATATGTGCAAATATAATATATAATGGCGCCTAAAATGCACGCTGGTAAAAAACAATCAAGACGTATGAGAGGTGGAATGACCACGGGTCAGTGGGGAACTGCTGTATTTGGAGATTCCAATTCTCATCGTGCTGTTGGAGCAGGGTCCAATGTTATTCATATGAATAATCCGAATGCTGTCCAAATGAAGGGCGGTGATTGGTCATTAGCAGGCATTCAAGATAGCATTAAGAAAATGTTGCCTGGTTCTGAGGAGGGGTCTGACAACAATGGAGTTGCAGACAACAATGGAGTTGCAGACAATAATGGAGTTGCGGACAATAACACACCTGCTCCTGTGCCAGTTGTTGCCGGAGGTAAACGAAAGAGTGCGACCAAGCGCAGAAAGTCTCACAAGAAGAAGGGAAAGTCTTCCAAGAAACGTTCCCACAAGCGTCATTAAATAAAAATCTCCATATAACATATAATATGTCAGATTGGACAAAACACGTAACCGAGTTCTACAACGCACAAAAAGCAGGTAACCCTAAGTATATGTTCAAGCAAGCATTAAAGGATGCTGCCAAGACGTATAAGAAGAGTGCTAAGCCAGAGCCCGAAGTAAAAGAACAAAAGAAGAATAAAAGAGCGAAAACTATGAAGAAGAAACCGAGAAAGTAAAGAAACGGTTTAGAGATATATTTTCATATTATACATAATAAATTTATGAATAATATTGCGTCAGAAGAGAACACGGTAGTAACGCGTCAACAAAATGTAACAAAAGCCCAACTAATTAACGATGTGCAACGGTGGGTTCTCGCCGACACTCAATTAAAACAACTCACTGAAAATATAAAACAGTTGAGAGAAGTAAAGTCGGTTGCGAATGCAAATATAATGTTGTATATGAAACAGACAAATTATAATGGTAACATAAAAATAAGTGATGGAGAACTTCGCATATACGAAAAGAAGGAGTATTCGCCGCTAACATACAGTTATATTGAAAAATGTTTAGCAAAAATAATACCTGACGAAACACACGTAGAATATATCATACAATTTTTGAAAGAGAACCGAGAAGTAACCACTAATCAAGACATAAAACGCATTCCTAAAAAAATATAAATGTACTCATATAATAGAGAACATGAAATTAGAAAAATCACACGTGCAAGATATACAATATAGTAGCGATGCATTAGTCGGCGGATATCCAGTAACCAATTTTATGACGAACAATGGTGGAATGATACAGTCAGGAGGTGCATCCAGACTACACGGCTTGGTCGTTCCACTTGGTTTAGTATTGGACAATCTATCAATGAATAATTGTACCCCCAATAAATTTAAAGAACATAATGAGAACATAGATGTTATACCAGACGAAGTATTTTCAAATTTAATAGATGCTGTTACGTTCTCACGAAAGACAAATGCAACCACAAAGAAACGATTGCGCATCAAATCACATAATAAGGTAACCCGCAGTCATTCGTAACAAACAAAAAAATTACGTGTTGATATTATAATAATGGAAATAATATCAAAATTATTAAGTCATTCAATATCGGACATTGCAAAAATGATATATGATAATCGAATGCTGATTTCTATGATTACTATGCATTGGATAATGTTCGTATCTCCGATTATGATTACCCTATTGTCGTCTGATTTATCAATATTAGTAATGGTGAGCCTATTCTTGTGTTCTATTTTAACGATCAATATAGTTTTTCATGATTGTCCACTCTCTATAATAGAAAACAGGTGTTTAGGCGGAACTATGATAGATACAGTAAGTGGGCATATACACACAGATTATTCAAACGAACAGCGCGGAAACGTTACCGTGCAGTGGTTATTTATGGCAATAGCAACTACAAATGCAAAGATATTTTTACTATTACTGAAACATTGTTTTTTTACGTATTTGTCGGAATAAAAATACAACAATATTATAGAAATGACAGACAAATTAAAGTATTCTTTTATATATTCTCACCAAGATGGTCTATACAATAATATGACAAAATTCATAAACGTAAATTACAGATTGTTTATAACCATATTATTAGGCGGCATAATCATAAATTATGACACTGGCGATAACTTTGCTCGTACAGCGTTTACTTTCTTTGCCATATCCGTATGGACATATGCAATACATTGGTTTATGCATAAGTATGAAAACACCACATTGGGGCAAATCCACGCGATACATCATAATCCGTTGTATAAAGAATACATAAGTACTGAAATATTTGAAATAGCAGTTAATTTGCTTATTATTGGTGGTCTATTATGGGTGCCCATCATAATGGTTATTGAGAAGTACTTTGAAACTAAGTTGGTAAATCATCATACCGTTTTGGTATGGGCAATAATATTTACAACGTATCATTTAATAAACTATCATGTACTTAGTCATGAGGTGCACGCACAACACCACAAAGAGAACGGTGTAAATAATTATGGACCAGAATGGTTTGACATATTATGTAACACAAAAGCGGAAAACAGTGAAATAGAAGATATGAATAGTGTAATAATAAACATTGTAGTAGTCTTGTTTCTAGTGTTAAGTGTGAAAGATACGTCAGTGGACGTTGTAAAGATATTTTCGGATCTAATATACCCGCAATAATGCGTTTGATATCAACAAAACGGTTTTGTTATCAAACTAAACTACAATTAATATCTCGACCACTTATTCGTATTATAGGAACTCACGGTTAAGAATTTATCGGCATTCTCTTTCCAGTTCTTGACCTTTTCGTCTAACTTTTTATCTTCGGCGCTTTTTGGGAAGACCTGGTTTTGCTTTGCATCTAAACGGTTAAGGTCGGCATCAGTAGGCTTGGGTTTATTGCCATAGCAGTTTACACCAAATTTGATGTATGGATTTGCAATATATCCGCCATTCACACCGGGTCTTCCGCAATTATTCTTTGTTTTCGGGTCTTTCTGTAATTTTGCCCAAGTCGCATTTTGTGTGGGGAAGAACGCCATTTGATCTTCTGACCAACCATATGCACACCATTCTGCACCAGCATTGTATGCTGCCTCTATTTGATCATATGTGGCTAATTTGGCATTAAATGCACTACATACTGCTTGTGCGTCGTCATATGTATATAAATTATTTGAAATGTTAAACACTTCTTTTTTGTCTTCCTCTGGAATAGGTGCTGCGGCAGGAGCTTCGTGTTTAGCAAAAAGGTTTAATTTATCAAATAAATCGTCCAATGATATACCCAGTGCGTGCTTAAAAAACGCAACGATACCAACTAGCAATAATCCAATCCACGCCGTGTTCTCAACGAATGAAATAAAGATTGGTTTTGCATCCGCTGACATTGGAATTCTAAATAAGTATACAACCACATAAAACACAACAATAAATGCGGCAGTTGTTAATAACGAGTATGAATTCTTCAAGTATTTAATCGTTTGATCATATAGTTGTTCTGCGTCGGTATTAATTTGATCAGTTGGTGTGTAATAATAGTACAACAATGCGTATCCTAACAACCCACATAAGAAGATAACGTCTAATAACTTGCCTAGACTTGCTTGAAAGTTAGAAACAGTGGGCCCCGAACCAAAGAACATTCCTAAAACGAAGTATGCTAAAATGTATATCACTAAGAACCATACAAGTAAAATAAGATTGGACTTAGTAAGTATAACATCTAGAATTGGGTTTGTAGATACCTCGGCAGCAGTTGTATCCGGCGTAGGTGCTTTGGCCGGGGGTTCATCTGCCGCAGGTTGTGCATCGGCTGCGGGTGGATTGGCCGCAGGTGGCTTCGTGGCAGAAGCATTAGATATAGTGGCATCCGGAGTAGTAGGCGGTTTGGGAGTAGTAGATGCGCCCTGTGAAGGAGGTGTTTCAGCAGATGCGGACATTTCGTTTTATATTATAGTGCGTTATTTTTTTCGGTAAAATAAACAATAAGCATTTGGTGTAATTAATACGTTTTCATTATCGATCATTTCTATACGTTCATCGTCAAAATGTATCCATTTATTTTCAGCATTTTTCACAAAAGATGTATAGTGTCCACCCAAAGTGCCTCCTAGATGATTACATATGCCATATAAGTCATACACATAGGACTGTGGGTTATAACCTTTTACATATGGCGATAAGTCGAGATTATGAATGGGGAAGTCCAATTGAGATGTGATTTTGAAACGTCCATCGGCAGTAAACCGCTTTAATACAATGACTAGAATTTTCGGGAAATTCCAAAAGGATAAACGCTTTACCACGTCTTCTTTTTGTTTCGTTTTCTCATTGAACCACGCATTATCACCAGACATTTGTTCTGGCAGGGTATAATGATTGATACAGTCATATAAATTAGATAAAGGAATATTATTACTAACAATCGGTATATCAAGCATAAAGAAGTGTTCCGGTTTCATTGTATGAGAGGTTGTCCCATCGGCAGATAATATTTCGGAAACATAGATGCCATAAAACATATCCATTATTTCGGAGTACTCGGTGGAATAGACGGTTTTCAACATATCATAGCATTTTGTCGCCATCACGTCTCTGTCATTTTGTGCAGTACCCGAAATTCGCATATTTACTGCTCGTGACAAACTATTATGCAAACAGTCAATTATGAATAATAAGAATTCTGGCATATCGTTCTGTGCAAATCCAGTAAATAAATCTCTATTTTTATTGCGGGCAATGTGTTGTACATTATGAACGAATTTACGGGGAGTGACTACGCCGTTCCCGCTCCACATTACTTTTCGTAAATCATTCCATTCAGTCATCATACGGCCGTCATCGGTATCTGGTTTTAAATTTTTAGCAAACGTGGGTGTATCTAGAAATTCATTGAGTTCATATGTGTGATTGATAACCTGCATTGACGAATTTAAAAAACAGGTGTTTCCCATATTGGCAATGCCAGTCATCCCTTTATTATAATACTTACTTAAATCCATTTGCTATATTATTACTTAATGAATGTATATAGATACTAATCTTTACACCATTTTATAAATATAATTTATAAAATGAATAATCCACCAAACGAAAATATTTCCGATAACTTATTAGAAACTATCATTAATGCATATCTTAATACCCCACAAAGATCAGCGGGGTCGGCAACACCACAACCTCCGTTCCAGTCAATGCCCCAGAGCAATGCATATAGTTTATATTATAGTCTTATACTAACACTTCGTGATACGATATCGAGTTATAATGCAAATACTCGGTTGGTCTTAGATATAATTCGGGCATTGAGGCAAGATATTGCAGCCAACATTCAACCGCCAAATACCCGTCAAACACATCGGTCACAACCAACCCCGTTTAACAATCAACAACGGTTCTTCACTCGCAATAATAATTCGCCAAATGGTACAGCACGGCAACCAGTAAGATTATTTAATGTAGATTTGTTGTCTACTATGTATAATAACCATCCAAATTTGCAAGATGTAATTGTACGACCAACTGCCGAGCAATTAAACACGGCATTAGAAACAATAACATATGTGCAAACTAACCATTCACCAACAAGGTGTCCAATAACACTAGAAGACTTTGTAGCTGGTGATCAAGTAACCAGAATACGACCTTGTGGTCATGTATTCCAGACACAGTCCATACGTAATTGGTTCAGCAATCGGGTAAGATGTCCAGTATGCAGATGTGATATACGTGAATATAGATTACCAGTCAACACCGATATATCAAACAATGTTCCGACCGGTGCATCTATTAATGCAGCAGGTGCAGGTGACGGGGCAGGCGCCGAAATTGAGCAATCATTGAATGGTTTAACTGAAAATATTACAAATTTAATAGCCAGCTATTTTGCGAATAACAATGTGGATTTGTCAAGCAATCAAACGTTTCGGTTTGAGATACCCATTGTAACTACGTATGAAGTGCAAGAAGACTCTGCGGAGGAAGACGCCAACAATGAAGAAGATGATAATTCGGATGAATAAACGTGCCAATAAAAATAAATATATAGCATTATTCAACAATATACATTTATTTATTTCTTACCAAAGAATGTAGTAAGGGTTTGAATATTATTCTTTTTATTGTAAATTTGGCTAAGCGTCTTATCAAATAACAGTAGCTTTACTTTTGCACTACACAATTTTTCTTTCTTTTTCATAAACATTTCAAAATCATCTGAATATTCTTGTTCTAATTCAGTCAATTCCTTTTGAAACGTTTTAATCGCCGACTTTTTATTTTGCAGTGTCCAGATTTGCTCTAATGCTAGACCAAACAGCTGTTGCAGTGGTTTCATCAACTGGTTCGTAATATAATGCGTATAGTCTATTTGTAATTTATTTTCAGATATATAATCAGGCGTTTCTATTTTGTCTCCCATTAATGCCCTCGGTTTGTCGTTTACTATAAATACAAATCGCATTCTATCACCGGCTTTTGGTTTATTGCCAGGGTCACGTTGTCCAATACGATCAGCTAGAACTTTATGACCAATTTGATTTGGGTTCTTATAATCGCTTCGAAGAGCCTTTGTAATCGTCAGTTTATCCATACTAACCTTGCCGTCTACAAGTTGGTTCAGTGCATAATCCAAATACTTAATAGCACTTTCAACATTGTTATCTTTCATCAGAATATGCAATATTTCGCCATATACGTCTTTTAAATAATCACACGAATCTCTGCGCTTAATGGATAATCCCATATATTTCAAATATCCCTTATTTGGGTTATCTTCGTACAGCATTCCCACATAACGCTTCTTAGACAGTAAGATGAATGGCATAAGTGTCTTCTCATATTCTAGTGACATTGGTGGTTTTAAGAACCCACTACATAATTTCGCAGCATCTTGGGCAATTTCAATCGTCATTTCTAATGCTTGTTTGCCCCGAATTTTTTCTCCGGTTTCTGGATGCTCCAAGTTAAATGTAAAGAATACAGAATCCGTGTCACCATATACATATTCTGCTCGGCACCGAACTGGACCTAACTTTGTTTCGTATACTAAATTTCCATACACTTCCTCAATCATTCGTTTTGCATACGTAATCATCATTCTTCCGGTAGCAGTGGTGGATGCAGCAACATCTTTTTCATAGAATGTAGATGTACGTGAACCACATTGTCCATATAGTGAATTCGCAGTAACCTTGTATCCAAGCTGTCGTTTATCTAGAATATTTTGCATAAATGGATCTTTTTCGGTCTTTATCATTTTGCGGGTATCCTTGCGTGCTTTTAACAGTTCCTCCAAGATAGACGGCATAATAGATTTTTGGTTGTTCGGCAACTGAGCCCATCTACACGTCATACGCCCAACTTTTGTTTTTTCGGCACGCGATGTGGGGGTTTTGCGTATGTATTTATATGTATCGAAGTCAATATCTATGTACTGGTATTCGGGCAAATTGTCATATATGAAATTGCCCGCTTTATCGCGTTCTCCTGTAATTCCAATCAGTTTACCATTTAAATCGTATGACTTTGTCCATACCTTGCTGTCGTGAGAATAATTCTGACTAATCATTGCGGAGGGATACAGCGATGAATAATCCACACAAGCTACGGGATTGTCCATATACATAGAACATTTCGGCGGAAGGACAATTGCACCTTCATACCCATCCGCATCGCCGATTTTCTCCAAATCGGGCATTAGTGTGTTCTTTTCTCGACATTTCTTGGCTACGAAACTGGTAAGTTTAATACCTTGTCCGCGAAATACTAGAAAACTAATTGGCACGCTACAAATACTCGCCATCTCTGTATATCCAGTGAGCACATCTATTTTATTCATCAGATGGTGTACTAGGTTGCAATCCTGAATACAGTATTTCGCGACTATCGCGCGGTCGGCAGAACTGCCGTTTGCCAGTCTGAATATATCTTGGGGAGTAACATCATCCTTTGCCGTTCCCCATTTTAGTGTGCGGGTCGTACTTGTCAAATCTTCGTGTCCTGCAATTACAATAACGTTATATAGGTTTGTTTTTTGTTCACCTTTGACAGTTTCTACCACCTCTCGGTTTTTAACAATGTCAACTACGCTGAACTTTTTCCCATTTTTATAGTAATCGGATGTAATGCCGCCAAACTCAATGTGAATAAAGTCCCCCACGTGAAGTCCCATTAAGTTGCCGCTATATAATTCGGTCACGTGGCCGTGAAGTTCGTGCTCGGTGCAAACAGATTTTTTAATACTATCGCTGATGTACTGTCCAGCAACGTCATCTAGTTTGTATGAAGACAGATTGAAATCGCGACGGAAGTATGCATACATATCAATTTGCAACCGCCCAGTCATCTTGAAGAAGCGAAGGTCATATTCGCCACTGGCAATCTGCATTTTCGTATTCTCAATCGTTAAATTGCGGTCACTGTCTTCATTTGCGCAAAGTTCATTTATTTTGCGAGACAAACACAAGAACTCACGTTCGCATTTGTTCTCCTGTGCACGACGAAACATAAACTCATAATCAAAACCAAATATATTGTAACCAATGATGATATCTGGATTTTCAGTTTGGATTAAGTCTGCCCATTTCATCAATAACTCAGTTTCGGTCTTAGCGCTCTCAATGATTGCCCCCTCAACCGGGTCACACGTACCCAGTGCAATACAATGGTTCTTGTACGGTTCCGTGTCGCCGTATTTTAAGAATGTTGACCCAATAAACGTCACCTTATCGCCTTCTAATTGGGGAAACAATAAAGTCATCACTTCGTTGGTTAGTTGTATTTTCTCTTCGCGGTCGTGAACGGTTCCCATCAGAATGTTCAATATAGTAGCCTTTTTATCCACCTTCGCCTTTTTCTTATATGTTGAATAATGTGCGTGACCTTCCCCACCCTCCTCATCCTCATTGTCGTCGTCCTCATTGTCGGGGTCTGCCGATCCATGATGCATATTTTCACGCATCTCTGCAAACATACTGTCTATGAGGAGGACGTGTGAATTATCCTCTCCATCATTCGCCATTTTTGCACTATCAATCGGTTTGTCGTATAAAATCTCAACGCGTTTTATAATGGCTTCTTTTTGTATAGAAGTTTTGGGGTAAACAAGGTCAATGTCGTCAAATTTATCATAGCCGAATGCAGTCAATACACATCGACGCAATAACTGTTTGCTTTTGGCGTCGTCCAAGAAAGCAGACTGTTTTATAAATACGTCGACCAGATTTGTAGCAAACCGTTTATACGTTTTGATAGGAACTGGGAAGTCCCCGTGGCTACTACTTGCCTCAATATCAAAACTGCATATTTTATATGGGACACGGGTTTCCTTTTCAGGCAACGGTATAATGTCCGCAACTGATAATATGTATTCAAACGTGCAAGTAGTCGTTTTAGTCGGGGGCTTGATCGTACGATTTAATTTGAATGATATCCAACCAGACGGGCTCACATTGTTAATATGAAAATATCGCAGCAAGGGAGGAATGTTGCTTTCATACAGTTCAATTTCCATCCGTTTGAATATGATATTGTTACGTCTGCGCTGGTTCTCCCCCGAACTATTGTCATATGTGAACCACAAGTTCTTATACTTATTCATAGCTGCGGAATTTTGAAAGACGAGTTTAATGAAATGATGTGTCTTTCCACCAGAAAATCCATATAGCTTGTTGTGCTCTACTAGCTGAGACGATATAATGGAGTCTGCAAATCGCGCACCAACTTTCGTTTTTAGTTCGTCAACAAACTGGCGTTTATCAAACTCTGACCAGTTGTCTCCAACTTTTACAAAGAAGAATGGTTTGTAATCATTCACATAAATGCAACATGTTTCGCCGCGTTCATTTACGCCAAACATCTGAATTACAAAGGTCTTGTCGTCTTTGTATTTGTTCTTTGCACTTTCGCCGTCCGAACCAGACCCAGACCCGTCATCTTGTGCAGAGATGTCATCGTATGTGTTAAAATCAAATAATTTGAATGATTTCACGACCGACTTCTTTGACATTGTCCTAGTATAATATCTTTCCGAAATACGTTTAGATTTGTTTCAATAATAATTTACTATTCAATGTAAAATATTATTCAATTTTCCTGTATTCTATGCATTTATTTACTAATAGGAGTATGTTTGCGACTGCGACTACGTTTGTTTATATGTTTATCTTTTTGAAAACCACCGATATGTTGTCCTGTTGCCCAGTGCTTCATATCGACTAGTTCTCTATTGCCGCCATAATAATCAATGCGGCCACCTGCGAGTTTAACAATTGTAGGATATCCACTTGCATCTATCTTTTCTCCATCAAGCATTTGCTCAAGTTTTGCAAGTTGTTCTGATTTATCTGGTTGATCTGCTTCTATTTCTACAATAGAATACCTTCCATTGTAGTTATTCATTATATCCTTCTTCATTTCCTCCCAAGTGGGTTTCAATGCTTGACAATGATGGCACCAGTTTGCATAAATAAGACCAATTACAACAGGAGCCTCGTGTACCTCCTCTATATGTTGTTCTGGAAGAGCAGTATGAATTTTATGTGTTTCTTGCATTTTGGATGTGCGACGTTTATTCATTGTACGCTTTTTTGCCGGTATAGAAGACCGACTTGGCCTTCCTCGTTTACGTTTTTGCGTGACTGGCATTATATACAATACTTATATTATAATACGTCATTATTTTTTCCCAACATATTGTATATGAACACGCGTACACTTTTTATAATATTCTTATGTATAGTATTTGCCATCGGGTTCTACCTAACGTTAAACGCCAAGATTGACCCGATTGTTCCTAAAATAGAACCTATGAATAATAATGAACTGAATTGTCCGGACATGTTGATACAAAAAGGTACTGTGCTTGCATTATATAATACGAAACAACCTATTGTGGACGGACAGAACCCAATACAATTCAGTAGTTTAGATGATTATATCCAATATTTAGAAATACAACGCAAATCCGGAATTAAATGCCCGGTATTGTATTTGCAACAGGAAAATAACGCCCAAGGACAAGACGTTTATCGTATGAGACCTAGTCCGTTTGATTTGCAAGGAGGATTGCCGTCTGTTGTGCAACATCCAGTAACGCAAATAGTTGATGCAAACCGTTTGAATGCACCCTATAATGCAAATAATTATCCCGGTTTTGACCCACAAGGTCAGTACATTGGAATTTATACGAACATAGACCAAACTCACGATAGTACCGAGCAAGAGCGAATAAGTGATAATCCGATGGACAAAAATTGGGGCGGAATACAATACACAAATCAGGCGGTGGATAGTGGCAAATATGCGGATCGGCAGGTAACTAAACCGCTTTTATACACACCCAAGACTGCGTTTTATCCATCGGTGGTTGATAATCAGCGCGGGCCGGTAGATGTGATATAATGCAAATGCCGTAAAATTACGTTTGAACATCACAAGCTATTGCTGGTTGAAGTAAATACTTGCGGATATTTTCCAATGACGATTTGTTAATTTTGCGGATTTTTCCATTCGTTTCGATGGTCAGGTTCTCAATGCATTGTGGATTTCTTTGTAATTCCTCAATAAGATGCGGGAACGTTTTGAATTCTTTCATAATAGACATTGCCGTAACTGAACTAATGCCTGGAATTTGACACAAAATAATCTCGCCGATGTTCTCAGGGGTTACATTATCCTTCTTAACCTTTTTTACAACAGTACAATAATTCGAACTTGTTGGTTCAGTAGCACCAACTGGTTCATTCGCCACACCCGGTTCATTTGCATTCGCATTTTGTCTATTCGAAAATGGATATAATACATTTTGCGGACAGGACGCATCTTCTCCATTCGTGCTTTTATGTAGGTTGCCCAAATAAGCATTTGTCAAGTAATACGGTATTCTTCCTTTTGCGAACTCACGCCCAATCTTTTCCGCCATATACAATATCCATTCAGCGGATTCCTTCGTAGTTGCTGCGCGATGTACACTGAAACCTTTAAAGAATTGTAGAGAAGTCATTGCTGAATATATGATTTTGGTTTCAAGTCCAGTACGCAATTGCGAGAACATCCCTTCTAGCAAATAAAACACGGAATGCGGCGGAAATCCACTCGAATTTAAAAGACGATATGACTGTTCTTCATATCTACCATCCTTTATAGATGATAATAGATCCGCAAACGTTTTCCGTTCAATGATAAGTACATCCTTTCCTTCATTTGTTTGGATTAGCACATCACCAATGGGGAGAACCTCCTTAGATAGGTCTACACAACCAGCCTGCGTTTGTGAACACATTAATATATCCAACTTGTCATATAGATCAGTTTCTCGTTCATCTACGACAACTTTCATAGTAAATAATATAATAACTACACAGTCTTTATTATATTGTTAATTTGCATTTATTAAACGCTAGCGCACTTAGCACTTGCGCCAGTTACCGGGTAATGATCCCACGGGACGCGACGAACAAACGTCGCTAGACTCGGGCGCCTTTAACACGGTGGAGTTCTGAGACGTCTGGTGCAAAGCCACAGACATGGCAGCGCTGCGTCCGACCATCGCGGCAAATCCAGCCTTCTTGTTTCCACCCTTAGTATTCTGATTCGTTATGCTAGCTATGCTGCTAGCTTTCTTAGTAGTGCTCAATACCATGATATATACTTACTAAATATTTTATATTTGGCTGACAAATAAATAAATTGAAAGAATATAAAAAATGGGCGCTATATATTCTACCGAGTGATTCATATTATTTGCAGAATAACATGAATATGGATGATGACATTCGCATCGAAAAGAACGCAAACGGACTAGATACATATATCTTTGATCCATACAATCCCCTAAATAAAGTAATTAGTGAAAATGATATCCGAAATATGTTATCCAATTATGGCATCAACGCCCCAATATACAATAAAAAACTATACGAACGCGCATTTGTTCATAGATCATATACAAAGCGACCTGATATTGAAAACGAACAAAATAACATTACGATTTTAAAGTGTCCTGATGATTGCTTGCCACTATATACAAAGTCGAACGAGCGTCTAGAATTTGTAGGGGATGGTGTATTAGAATGCATTACTAAATATTATCTATATAAACGTTTCCCTAAGGAAAATGAGGGATTTATGACAGAAAAAAAGATTGCATTGGTGAAGAATGAATCCATTGGTAAGATTGCATATGATATGGGTCTGCATAAGTGGTTGATATTATCTAAACACGCGGAAACAAAGCAAACCAGAACCAATCTAAAAAAATTGGGGTGTTTATTTGAATCATTCTTGGGAGCATTGTTTCTGGATTTTAATAAGATTTCGGTGCACGATGACGAGAGATGGTTTAGTGATTTATTTACGACGGGACCCGGTTTTCAAATGGCGCAAGTGTTTATTGAATCTGTATTTGAAAAACACGTGGATTGGATTTCATTAATTCGCAATGATGATAACTACAAGAACATCTTGCAGGTTAAAATCCAAAAGGAATATAAGGTCACACCGTATTATATTGAGGTTACTGAACACGACCCAGAAAAGGGCTATCATATGGGCGTGTATTTGTGCCTAGGTCAACCAATTCATAGTGTGCGGTCTGATCAGGCGATACCGATTACTCATTTTCGCAGCCACGGAGATATTCATCAGCATATGTCTCAGTATAACAAAATCTTTGTATTCTTGGGAGAAGGTCTGCATAAAATAAAGAAGAAGGCAGAACAAATTGCGTGCGAAGATGCGATTGCCAAACTAAATGCATTCCAATAAAAATATCACTTGATTTATGGATTTATAAAATTACATCAAATTGTATAAATTGTCACGACCTAATATTTGATTAAATATCGTAATACCACATACGGTTGCATATTGTTGTGGGCGCTGCCGCCGCCTTGTGAAGGGATGGTGTGACTGTGCGATCCATTGTCAGCAACCTCATGGCCAGCAATCGAAGCAGTGGTAGTCGAACCGATTAGTGCAGCATTCGTACTACCAGTCGAACCGCCGTGATCATGTGCAGGCATTTGATCCACAGTCAATGTGTGAGTTTCTGCACCACTAATGTCGCCTAAACTTCTTGCGGTTAGCCCAGAACCAGTACCATAACCAATGCCAACCCGTCCTCGCATATCTGGAATATTAAAACTTAAATCCGATCCACTATATACGTTGCGGCTATATGCATATCCAATCGCACTAAATAAATACGCATACTGAGCCACCAATAATGTTCGTCCGTTGCAATCAAACCATCCTTCTGGTTCATTGATTGCAGCAGATTGAATAATGGTTCCAGCAGGAATCAACACATAATTATCCAAATAATAGTTGCCCGTCGCATAATAGCTACGTGCGTGCAAATCTCCACTGACATCTAAATTGCCCCCAATTGTTGCATTGCGTTCAATGTGTAAATCGCCAAGGTAATTGTGTGCGTTAGTAAGCGTAGACAGACGATTGTCCAACATAACGCGCTGATTTAACTCTCTACGTTGGGCTCTTCTATATGACATTTTTACTATATTAGATATGTATATATTATTTGCAATTCCCAAGGGGGGAGATGGTATATAATATTTTAACTACCCACATTGATTATTCAATTGCTTTTCCCGTAAAATGAGATAAAATATAATATGTAATAATACTCTATACATATTATACATAATGAGCAGTAAGCCTACATATTTAGAACTATTGGAGGCAAGAGTTACACCAAATATACAACAAGCCGTGCAATTTCGGGTTGGTAACCCAATTGTCTCGGCAAAAGTCTTGGATATAGACAACCCAGAACCCATCATTGTTAAACCTATACTGCCAGTCGTTGTTACAATAACAGATAAACAGAATGATTTTACAGGAAATCGTCAAGCGATTTTAAATAGATTGCAAAATCTTGGCAAATGTGCAGTTGTAGCGCAAACGCAAGCCGTTGCTGAGCCTATTACTACCGCACTAACTGCTATGCCAATTCCCCCACAAAAAACAGTTAAAAAGGTAATAATATCAGATGAAGTTGTCGCACTAGATAAAGCAGTTGAATTAGTAAAAGAATTAGAAGAACCCGAAAAGGAGGTGAATGCGGAGGAACACGCAGTGGCGGGCGAAGAGTTGTTTGTGCCGACAGTTTTAGAAGAGGTGCCAGCAGAAGCCCAAGTGGAAAAATTAATCGTTGATAACAAAAAGCGAGGAAAGAAAGCAAAGACTGGTAAGGCAGATGCGGTTGTCGAACCACCAGTTGACCTTACCACTGCAATTATTCGCACGCAAAAGGTGATTGATAGATTGCCCAAAGAACGCGAAAAGAATATTATAGTGGCTCCTCCGTATTATATGAACAACCGCAAGTTGTTTGTGCAAAAAATGGCTGCATTGTTTGAACCTAGACGGAAAGAAATGCTTTCAAATAAAGAGACGATTTCTTGTGAAAGAGGTCAAAGCGATGCATTTGACTTGCTCACCCATCAGAAAATTGTGCGAGATTACTTAAACCTGTATACACCATATCGTGGACTACTATTATATCACGGTTTAGGATCTGGTAAAACATGCACATCCATTGCAATTGCGGAAGGAATGAAAACCAACAAACAGATTTTTGTAATGACACCTGCATCATTGAAGATGAACTTTTTCAGTGAGATGAAGAAATGCGGTGATGATTTATATAAGAAGAACCAGCATTGGGAATTTGTACCCATTGAGGGAAATCCAGAATATGTTGGTATATTGTCACGGGCACTCTCTATATCCAGCCAAACTATCCGCGAAAATGGAGGTGCGTGGTTAGTTAATGTAAATAACCCTGCAAATTTTACCGAAAAAACGACCGAAGAACAAACTGCGATTGATACGCAGTTAAATGAAATGATACGGGCAAAATACAAGGACATTAACTACAACGCACCCAATCTTACGAAAATAATAAATCAATTGTCTAACAATATGACAACAAATCCGTTTGATAATTCCGTTGTGATTATTGACGAGGCGCACAATTTCGTCAGTCGTATCGTAAATAAAATCAAGTCGCCCAAATCCATATCACATATTTTGTATGAGTACTTGATGAAGGCAAATAATGCCCGCATTGTATTGCTTTCAGGCACTCCGATTATTAACTACCCGAACGAAATAGGCATTTTGTATAACATTCTGCGAGGATACATTAAAACTTGGACTATGACCGTAAATGTGACTACCAATGAGAAGATTAATACGGAAACAATATTAAATATCTTAGATAAAGCCGATATACGCACACACGATTATGTCCAGTACAGCGGTAATAAACTCATCATTACTCGCAACCCGTTTGGGTTTATTAACTTGAAAAAGCGAGGTATGTTAAAAGGCACACAACGTGTCGCAAAGAAACCTGTGGCAAATACTACCAGAAAAACCGGTGGGGCTGGCGATGCATTTGACCGTTATGATGGTGTAAAACTAGACGACAGCGGCAATTTATCAGATAAGGAATTTATTGACCGAATTATACGTGAATTAAAGAAAGCTGGACTTGAAGTATCCGAGGGCACACTTGCCCTAGAATTAAATAAAGCGCTTCCCGACGACTCCGCCGCCTTCTTGAATGCATTCGTTGATGCGGAACAAGGTGAAACACGAAACATTAATTTGTTTCAACGACGTATATTGGGTTTAACATCCTATTTTAGAAGTGCACAGGAGAACCTGTTGCCAGACTATGTTCCTACTGAAACTGGTGATATTTATCACGTGGTTAAATCCGAAATGACCCCATATCAATTTGGTGTATATGCGAAAATACGTAAAATAGAAGCCGACCGCGAAAAGAATGCAAAGAAACAACAGAGAAAAAAGCAAGACGATGAACTTTTCACCATTTCATCTACGTATCGGATATTTTCAAGAGCGGCGTGCAATTTCGTTTTCCCCGAAGGCATTGACCGCCCTCTACCGAATGGGGCAGACGAAGCAGAAGTGGATGAAAATGCATTAGACCTTACGACCGATCCGTTGGAGGAAGGCGAAGAAGAACAACCCACCGCTGATACGGATAAGAATAATTACGCAAAACGTATTGAAACTGCATTGGCAAAGATAAGCGAGGTTGATCCCGAAACAAACAAAAGCATCCATCTAGTTGGTGATAATTTGAGAACATTGAGCCCGAAGTTTTATAACATATTAGAGAACATAGCCAACCCAGATAATCGCGGATTGCATCTTTTGTATAGTCATTTTAGAACAATTGAGGGCATTGGTCTGATGAAGTTAATATTATTAGCAAATGGGTTTGCCGAATTCAAAATACAAAAAGACAAGGATACTTGGACATTGGTTGAAGATGAAAAAGACATTGGAAAACCGAAATTTGTACTATATACTGGTACGGAAACCGCCGAAGAAAAGGAAATTATTCGTAATGTATATAACGGCGACTGGAATATTGTGCCCGTTGCTATCACAAATAAACTCAAAGAACGTGCGGAGAATAACGTATACGGGGAGGTAATCAAGGTGTTTATGATTACTTCGTCCGGCGCAGAAGGCATCAATCTGAAAAACACACGATATGTTCACGTCGTTGAACCATATTGGCATATGGTGAGAGTAGAACAAGTCGTCGGACGTGCCAGACGTATATGCAGTCACCAATCTTTACCCGAAGAA